TAGCTATATAGGGCGTTAGGTATCCTTAAAGGGCTGTATTTTTTATTCGAGAATAATAACTCAAAGGGCTGTCTTTTTCTTTTGAAATAATAAACGAATATATTGACCCCCATCTATATATTGTCAACATATATATGGACTCTCCAAAATTTTTTAATAATTCTGAGATTTTCGGTATTTTACATGATTTATGGGTACTATGTCCAGAAAACGTGGACATACTGGTATCAAATGTGCATTATATTAGCCCTTAACTTACAATCAGCCGTATAAGAGATAATATATTAGCCGAATATCGAGCCAGCCTCAATATTGTGTAAGAAAAACTACCCCATATTTCTTACAGAACGTCAAGATACCACTTATACGCTCATGACCGTATAAATTAGTATAAACGTGTCTAAATATATAGATTACTGCGCCACGTTCTGAAGTCATATCTACGACAAGTTGCCTTGATGACTATTCTGGTTATATTGGTGACGTTTAACATGGGAGACTATCATAGAAACTACATTTAAGTTAAACCAGCAACCACTAGAGCTGGTGAAAAAGATTAAGTCCAAAGAAGACAAATCAGACTTCTTGCAGGCCTGTGAAGTGTTACCGATGCGCTACTGGTGTCCCAATGGGGCGCAAGAGAAGTACATTAAAGCCATTGCCGAATCATATGAAGAGCATCCGATTCCTGTTACTTTGGTTACTTTCGGAAACGGTTGTGGCAAGACTACTGCTTCTGTACATGTTCTGCTGAATATAATACTGGGGGCTCAGAACGCATGGTTTGATTATCCATTGTTTACCCAGCCATTCAAGTATCCCAAGCTGGCGTGGATTATGTCTACTGCTGAAGCCATTGATGGCACTATTGTTCCGCTTATTGACGCGCTTGTTCCGAAAAAATACTCTAAATATAAAATCCACAAGAACAAAAAGGGCAAGTCTATTGTTACCGAGATTCTTCTTGGTGACTGGACTATTATGTTCAAGACATTTGAACAAGACCCGAAGACATATGAATCTGCTAATGTTGGCATCGGTATCATTGATGAGCCAATGGGCGAGGAATTGTGGAAAGCCTATAAGTCAAGACGCAGAATGGGTAACGTAACCATGATGCCAATGACACCACTTGACTGTCCACCCTACATTATTGATGAGATTAAAGATGCCGCAGACTCAGGGCAGAAGGGTTATCGCCATTTGACTGCTTCTGTCTACGATGTATGCAAAAGGCGCGGTGTACGTGGTCACTTGGATGACGTTATTATTGATGCAATGGTAGATGGATATGATGCGGAAGAAAGAGATGCACGTGCATACGGCAAATTCATGTACTTCAGTGGTATGATATACCCCGAATGGGACGATTCTATACACATTGTTACACCCTCTAAATTTCCACTGCCCGACCCGAATGAAATGCGGTACGAAATAGTCCAAGTCGTTGACCCACATGACGGGCGGTTCTCTGCCTCGATATGGGCTTTTGTGCAGGTATTACCTACTGGTGAAGAGCGAATTGTTATCTTTGGTGATGCTCCCGATAAACGCGACAGACATTTTTGGGAGTTCAAGCAATCCATGACAACTGAAGAAGAAGTGCAGTCTTGGATGGACAAAGAAAAAGACCTCGGCATTAGCCGAAAGTATGTGTATCGGATTATGGACAAAAGATTCGGGTGGCAGACACGCGGTTCTACTTGTTTGGCTGACTTGTACTCCGAGGCTGGAGAAAAGCTGGGAAGAGACTTTGCGTTCAGTCCGTCATATGATTCACCCACCAAAGAAGGCGAGATTCATTATGGACACAAGATGGTTAAACAGTCGCTACAATTGCTATCTGACGGATACCCAAAATTGGTAGTCTGGAGGACTTGTACCCATGTTATTGCTGGCATGAAGCACTATATACGTAAGAAAATGACTGGCAAAGCAAGTGATGACTTTGCTACTGCTGATGGCAAGATAGTTGAAAGATTTAAAGATTTCCCTGATACGGTTCGTTATCTAATTTGCTCACGCCCAGAAGGTGCGATGCATGAGCGTCCACTCACAGAGAGCGAAAGGGACATTGAAGACCTTTTTAATGACGATAACAGTGACAATGACTGGAACAAAGGACTGTATGCACATTAGTGGTGCATATTTGTGCATGTTGGAGAAATAGATGCCTAGTGATGTAATGACAGACGCGGTTTTTAACGAAGAAGAGCAAGATGCCGTAGACAGCGCATCTGCCCAGGTAACTAAAGTGCTTAATTGGTTTGAAGAGGCCAAGAAGTACCGCAGAACCCGTGAGAACCAATGGCGTATAAATGAAGACGCATTGCGTAACCGTATTGACATGTCTGGTGCAAAAACCCAGACAGATATGCGTTTCAACATTCCGCTTGCTGTTGTTGAGTCAATCAAGCCAACTATTAATGACTTCCTACCTACATTTGATGTGATGCCAGAGGGACAGAACGATGTATTCTTTGCAGACATGGTTAACAAGCGTAAGAAGCAAATTACGTCTGTGGGCAACTTTCATTCTAATATCATGGAGTCTATTTCTGATTCTTTGGAGTATTCAGACGGTTTGTTTGAGATTCGCCCAATACTGGAGGATGAATTAGATGAGAACGATGAAGTTATCTCGCAAACACTCAAGGGAATTGACTTTAATGCTCTTGACCCGTTTACGTGGTATCCAGCGCCTCATTCGGTTGGTATGCGCTTGGGTAAAGATTCGCGTTATCATATATTTGCTGTTCCGATGCACAAAGACGAAATCGAAATCGAATACGGAATCAAAGTCCAAGGCGAGGGACGCTTAGACGAACAACGTGCATGGATTAAGAATGATGACGATGATGTTGATGGTGAATACTCGCTAGTTATTACTTGCTATGCGGTTGATGTTGACCAAGAGACTTACCCAGATGGACGAGTAACCGTTGTTGTAGAAAATGAATTGGTTACAGACGAGCCACTTGAGATGTATCGGATTAATATATTCCAATTCTCTAACTACAAGTCAGAACATGATACCTTTGGCTATTCAGACGTAGAATTAGTACTTAGCCAGACAAAAGCAATCAACGAGGGCATGTCCTCAATGTTTGATGGCTTACGTGAAGCTGGTAATCCAAAACGAAGAATTGTCAAGTCGTTATTCAACAAAGTAACAAAGAATTTTAACAGACTTAAGAATATTGAAGTAAACCGTCACGATGACGTCACATATCTACAGCCATCATCTCCATCTGCTACCATGTTCTCCGCTATAGAGCTGGTGTTGCGATTGGTGGACGTTGTAACAGGCCAGAATGATGTGTCTGCTGGTAGAAATCAAACCAGCAACGTAACAAGTGGTAAAGCTATTGTCGCACTACAAGAAGCCAGCCAAGCACGTGTACGTTATAAGATTTCCAAGGAAATTGTGCCAATCATGGAAGACATTGGCGAGTTTGTCATATGGTTAGTCCAAAACTTTGACAATGAGATTGTCTCTATACGTGAAGAAGCCACTAACGGCCAGCTTCAATTCACCGAGTTTAATCCGCGCATGAATAAAGAAGACGCACAAAAACTGGCAGATGAAGACCCAGACTTTGACCCGCGCACATGGAATACACTGGAAGACACATCTCTTAATATCCGTGTAACTGCTGGATTCAGTCAGCCATCTGGAAGATTGTCACGTAAGGAAGAAGCTGACATTAACTTTGATTCTGGTAGAATCGGTATCGAGCAGTGGGCATTAGAGACAGACCAGCCCAACAAGCAAGAGACTATTGACTCGTTCTATGAGCGCCAAGGTGAGGAACAACGCAAGGCAATCCAAGAAGAAGTAGCCAAAGAACTACCAAAGATTATTGAGTCTGCCCGCAACAACCCAGAAGAGTTCGAGGGTTCAGTCGAGGAAGACAAATTAATGGAGATGGCATTACAATTGCCAGAGATTATGGTTGGACAAGACTTCCAATCTCTCCCAGCCAGCACAAAGACAAGAATTGCAACTGCGGTTGCTAATAGCGGTAATGAAGGTGCATAACTATGCACTCATATAAACTTTCAGGACTCCCATTGTGGGAATAACCAATAACGAAAGGAACGCCAAATGAGTGAAGTACTTGACCCAGAGAAGCTGTTTGTAACAGACCCTAATATACCAGAGTTTGATGTGGACGGTATTGGACAACAAGGAAAGCCAGATGACGAAGTGGAAGACGAGAGCGCCACTGAAGAAGAAGACTCAGAAAAGGCCAGTGAAGATGAAGTTACTGAAGACGAATCTGAAGATGAGGAAGCGGTAGATGAAGACGAGACTGGCGACAGCGAAGAAGACGACACCAAGGCTGACGATGGCGAAGACGCTGACGAAGGCGATGTCTTTGAGATTGATGGGAAAGAGTACACTCCAGAAAGCCTCTCTGCTAAAATTGTGGAGTTGGAACGAGGGAGCCTCAGACAATCCGATTATACCAAAAAGACACAAGAACTTGCTGACACCCGTAAAGGGATAGAATCTAATGTTGCATTTGTCAATGCTGTAAAAGATGCAGACCTGATGGACTCAATCGTAGAGGCGCTAGAGACTAGTGGCGTAGCGAATGCAAAAGAGATGGTTCAGGCAGTTATTAATGGAGATGCTGGAGAACACCCAGACTCTATTGAATTGGCTGGCATGAAAGACCATCTTGCTCAACTTGACGATGAGAAGGAAGCTGAAGCTAAATTGGACGAAGAAGTTCAGTCACTTGCAGACAGAAAAGAGATTGACATTAGTGAAGCAAACAAGGTTCGTAGATTTGCTGAAGAGCGTTACAATGAGACAGGAACAGTGCTGAACATGGATGATGCATATGACTTGTTTTTAGTTCGTAATGGAAAATTGAAAGTTAAACGCAAACAACCAACCGTACCAAACACTCCCCGCGCCAAGAAGGGCGTAAAGCCGAAGGGCGAATCTGGGAAGTTTGAAAAAATGAGTGCGGAACACTTGTTTATAGACTAAAGAAAAGGATTTAGAAATGGCTCTAAATTATGATTACATCACAGGAATGATGAACAACAAGTACCTTCCTAAAGCAGAAGATAATATCTTCCGTGAAGACCACTATGTTCAGGCTAAACTTATGGGAAAAGCAAAGACTTTCTCAGGTCGCCAGATTGTAGTTCCAATTGAATACAAAGCATCTGCCAATGTTGGCTTTATCGCTGAAGGCGGTAGCTTCACCCCAGCAACCACAGATGAGTTCACAGCCGCACAGTACAGTCCAAGCATGTTGACATCTCATGTCACAATCACTGCTGAAGACGAACTGCGCATGAATGATTCTTCTGCACGTATTGTAGAGAATATCATCAAGGCCAAGGTAAAAAATGCTGTTAAATCAACTGATGAATATATTTCTGACCATCTCTGGTCACGTACTGGCGCTACAACTAACCAGTGGAATAACTTCACAGACCTGATTGCCGCTTCTGGTACAGTTGGTGGGATTGCTCCTGCTGATTTCGCTGGTTGGGTATCTCCAGTTCTTGACCTAAGTTCTGGGTATGTTGGCGATGCAACAAAAGAAGCTGACCTTGTAGACCCAAGCTCAGATGTTTACCTGAAGAAAATCCTTGCTTCCATCGTTGCCAAAATGAAATGGCGTGTTGGTAGTGATAAAGTCTTGGTACTGCCTCAGTATCTATGGGACTTGCTTGAAGGTATCTTAGACCCACAGAAAACTGGTTCCAAGATGAATTTATCTGCTGGTAAAATGGGTTTCACCGCACTTGATTTTCGTGGTATCCCCGTTGTTGCTGACGATGACATGGTAGACGCACAGTCTGGCGACAGTGATGGCCGTATCTATGGCTTGAATCTTGACCACCTGTACTTCTTCTTTAACAAGGGTGCAAAAATGACTGCTGGCAAATTCATTGAGCCACGCGATGTTAATGCCAGGACTTCCAAGATTAATACTTTTGGTAACTTGGTTATTTCTAATCGTGCTTCTCAGGTATATGCAACTGGCTTTAGAAGCCCACAGGCATACATCCAATAAACGATAACATGGGGTGGTTGAAATATACCACCCCCATTATAAAGGAATAAATTATGGCTGAAAGCTATGCAGTAGTAGATAATTTTGGGGGTCGTCCTCAAACAAAGAAAGTAAGATGCTCTCTGCTCGTTGATACCGCCGCAGGACACCTTGGTAACACTGGGATTTACCTCCCAACAGATTGCCTTGTGACTCGTTGCTATATTGACGTTATTACAGTAGATGCCGCAGAAACAGTTAATGTTGGATATACAGGCGCACTAACCGCGCTTGCCGATGGACTATCTGTTGCTAGTGCAGTACAAGTAAACTCTGCTGTTACATTTCCGTTAATGAATCTTGGTGGAAAAGAAATCCTCATTAGTTCAAAAACTGGAACATGGGACACTGGCGTTTGCGATGTATTCATTGAGTATATCGAACTTTAAAAACAATTAACTCAAGGTGGGGCTTACATGAAAGACTGTAATCCCCACTAATTTGAAAGGATTTAATTATGGCGTTTTCACAACATAGAATGGCAGTTATTCAGGCGATGTCTGGTGGCTCTCATGGTTTTGTAAAGATGAAGAAAGCTAGAGTCTCATCTGCACTAGCGGCAGAAACAGAAACAGGCATCGTATTACCAACAAAATGTATGGTTCTTGATGCGTTTATTGATGTTATAACAGTAGATACTGGCGAGACGGTAGATATTGGAACCTCTGGAGATGCTTCAGATGACCCAGATGGCTTCTGTGACGGACTGTTGCTAACAACTGCTGGAATTATTCAGGGTTCGGCTGTAGTGACTACTGGTGGAAATGAGACATACTTTTCCTCTAACACAAGAGGCGTATTACTGTCTGATTTTCTAGCTGGTTCAAATGTAGCTACCGATGTTGGTACATATAGAGAAAAGTCTGATGCAACAAGTGGTGGCGAGGCTGTTACCTATACTGCTTCTGCGGCTGGCGCGGCATTTGATGTCTACGTTATCTACATCGAACTGTAAAAGGAATAGATAAATGACTCCATCAGAAATGCTAACATTACTGGGTTATCGCTTAGAAGACCCGCAAGGTGACGTTTACACGACTGCCTTAAAAGTACTGATGATAAACAGGGCGCAAGCGCGTGTATATACTGAACTTAACGAACATGTCGTTCCTGAACTTATGGAGAAAGAAGCCGCCGTATCATTAACATCTGGCGCATTTGACCAGACAGGTTTGACATATACGTTACTTGGCGGTATTTCTGGTGGAGTTGATTCTATAAGATTGGTTGATTATGACTTTACGCACAAAATTAGCCTCGATGAATGGCGAGAAAGCGTTAGTCGTTCTATCACATATACTAGTTCTTCTGGTAAGCATTATTTTCTGGGTAGCAAGTGTTATGTACTTCCTGATGATTATGATGTTGACGTATACTACAAGAGGCAACCTGTTCAAGTTTCTGTTTCAACAAGTGGAACGCTAGTTGTTGGGCAGGATTATATCATAACAACATTCGTGGCTGGTGATGACTTTGCCAATGTTGGTGTGGCATCAAACGCAACTGGTGTCGTATTCACTGCAACTGGAACGACTCCGACTACTTGGAGTAATGCAAGCACGTTAACTGTTAACGCCTTCACGGTGGCCTCTGAGTTGGTGCTTGATGCTGTTGCTTATATGGCCGAGTCCTTGTGCTGGCATGTAAACAATGACTCACGCGAGGGTTCTGCACTTGAGCAAGCCGCAAGCCTGATTGAGACACTTAATACTACTATTACTGCCACAGATGCCAATGACAATGATGACGAATACTATTACGGTAGTGACTCGGATTATATTTTACCAATTTCTACTTGGGAATCTTAATGACACAGCGCATAGACATTGATGACTTCAAGGGCGTGTTTACACATGCCGACCTAAGTAACTTGCCCAACAGCATTTCGACAGAGCTGAAGAATTTTCGGCCTGTTAATGGCAAGCTGGTTAAAACTTATGACTTAAATGATATTGATGGCGTGTGTCCGATACAGCTTGCAACTGGATACTCCGTATTAAATGTTTATACATACATTAATGAGAATCTTGATAATGGATTCGTATATTTAGCGACTATACAGAAAGCATCTGACGGACAGATATGGATTGTACTGTTTGATGATAATATTGCAAGTGGAGAGCCAGACACTTTATTGCCATTCGGTACAAATTCATTCTGGGTTAAAGGCGACTCCATGACCTTTAACACTTATGGCAAAGTGATGCTGACTAATGTTTCTGTTACTGGCAACACCAGCGCAAACAGTTATAACTTTCCAGCTTCTTCGTTATTCCATATGCCACATACAGTCGAAGACACGGATGCCTCTGGAGCCATCGCGTATGGCGGGGGACAATCCGTACTTGGTCATGCCGTATATCAAGAAGACGATGTGGAAATTACGAAATTTAACGATACCGCGTGTTTTCATAATGAGATTATTGACGGGTTGATTTTTAATGCTGGTGCGCCAGATTACGACTATGGTGTTGTGCGTATGCAGGAAGCAAGCGGGAGAGTATTCGCAATAACCCGTAGCAAGGACACGGATGCTGGATACGACAAGTTGTGGTGGTATAATTCTGGCTGGACACGGATACCAGAAGCACACTTCGGAGAAACAATAGATACAGACGACTATATCCAACTGCTTCATATCGCAGAGATGGATGGCGATTTATACCTTGTTTTCATGCACTATGATGATTCTGATACTGGGACTGAGTATCATTATAGAATGTCAAGACTTTCTGACATTAACGGAACTCCAACGTGGACAGATGACCTTATTGATTTAGACCTTGGTGCCGCAGACAAGTATGGTTCTGGACTCACGGTATTTCCACAAGATGATGTTACATCAGTCACTTATTCAACTGGTGGGACTGACTATTTAATTGTTTACATAAATGACTCATCTGCATCAACTACATGTGGTGGCCTCTTGTGTAAATATAAAGCGCCAGATGCCAGTGTCACAGTGATGACAAAACCGACATTTGCAGACTCAGACAATAGAAGTACGGTTGGAATAGCAACCGCAGAGGCAGTCGGCACTATATATATGGCTGTCAACAATACTACAGATACGACACTTGAGATATACTGGGAGGATGGAATACTTGCGCCTTCATCGTGGAGTTTGATGAATTTACCGTCGTCCATTAGTGGATTGACTGGCACCTTTACATGGCAAATGACCGATTATTTTATTACTGCATTTGTAGACCGAGGCTCGGCATACCCAAGCAGCATTGCGACTATCGCAAAGCTGAACGATGATGAGGGCGATGACTACTATGCCTTGGTGGAGTATGATACTGTGGAAGAAGAGTGGACGGGTCATTCGAGTTATTACTTCGATGCCTCGACACATACAGTCCACAGTTTGTATCAGTCTGTCCATCATGATAGAACTGGATATTACTACCTGTCTAATGTTGTTGAGACTGGAGTTTCGTCAAAAGTCTATTTATCCACTTCCGCGCTTACAACCACACCGATACATACCGCAACAGCGTCACTTTATTGGGTGCCAGCACTACTTTCTTACGAACAGACGATTCCTTCTGGTACGGATGCCGATGACTGGCTAACTTCAATTAGTTTCTTATTCGGTGATGCAGACCAAGCACTTTCAGCAAATCCAACAATATCAAGAGTCATTTCCATTGGTGCGAACCCAGACTATACTGAATATAACGGGCTTATAGAATACAATGCCTCTTTTGGTGCGTGTATGGGATGGGTAGAATTATTCCAATCGCTAAATCAAGATTTAGACCAATCGTTTTATCAGAAGACAGCGCAAAACCCGATTGTCATGGACAAGGGTATTTTAAGGCTTTATGGTGGCGCACAAGCTCTGTTTGGTGCAAATGAGATTGAAAACCTGTGGTTTGGATATGTAGACAGGGACTTTTATGACGAACTATATAGCCCGACTGCTGGATTTTTCGCATACCAAAATACGCCAGAAAAGCCAGCTAGTTATGAGAATACCTCTGGAACGACTGCTGAATTGTCACTTATAGGCACTGGTGATGGTTCTGGCGCAGAGACAAGATTCTTGGCTCGCTCGCTTGTCTATGACGGTGAGCAGGAGTCGTTACTTAGTGACACTATAAAAACGATTGTTGATGTAGATACTGATTTAGCCACTCTCAGAATGCGATTGCTTGACGCTTCTGCATTACTTGAACCCAGAAGCTCAATAAGGGCTACTGGGGCAAAGCTATATAGCATGACATCTGGTTCTGATACGGCAACGGCTTCACTAATAACGGATGCGTCGTTTATTCTAAAGGCATCAGACAGGCAGTTTTATAGTAAAACTGGCAAGGGTTCTGGATGGCTTTGGGTGGATAATCAGACAACGACTCCCGTAGTGACAAAGTTTGTTAGCTATAACAATGTGGATTATGGAACAATAACATCTGTGACGGATTTGGGTGACGGATTTTTAATCAGCTATACGGGAAGCGCAGGAACTACTGGTTCATTATATAACGCCGTATGGTATTACAATACTGTAGACCTTCCAACTGGCACTGCTGGAGTGAATGGCTATTGGGGTGGAACCACTGGGGTTTTAATAGATACCGCCATTGATTTTACATCGAATACCCCGCTTGGATTGCTGGTTGCCGCAATAGACACAGATGGCACTGCAAGGTTTGCGGCTGGAACTGGAGCAGGGGATAATCACTCACTTGCAGTCACATCAGTTGCAAAACACGCAGTTCTTATAGACTCTAATACTGGTGGTAGTGCATCATTCAAATATATATTTAATGCTAATCCATATCTATTCTATAAGGTATCTAACGATTATTATTTATATGCTATAATCTCTTGGGCTAACATAGACGGTTCTGAATATCCACTCGCTGGAGTAAAATCATTACGAGTCAACTCTGATTATGCAAGAGTTATTGCGAACCGAATGTGGCAGGGCAGGGTTGTCTTAGATGTTGGCGGTGAAAACGAAGAGCAAGTCTCTGCCGTTACATATTCAGAACTTAATAAGTTAGATGTCACGCCTGTAAGTAACTTAATCAAATTCCATGACCGCGAAGGCGGTGGAATTACTGGAATAACAGAGATATTTGGTCGCCCAGTCATTACAATGAAGCAGGGAATCTCAATTATAGATAGCAAGACAGCCCCAGCATCGCCCAATAACTGGACTGTCTCTGAATCTGTGCATAATATTGGCAATATTGCGAAACATGGCATGGTATCTGCAATAGGGACTGTTTATGTCTGTTATTATGACGGTATCTATGGATTGAATGCTAACAATCTGGCTGAGACAGACCAGACACCAACTGAACGCCTGAAGATTTCACAAGAGATTGATGAAGTCTACCAAGCCATTACAGACAAGACTGCAATCGTTGGCGAATACAACCAGCAGTTAAATGAGATTGTATGGAACTTTGGCTCAGAGGTATGGGCTTACTCGCTGGTTAGAAATGACTGGCGTGAGATAGCAACACAGACAAGTATTGACATACTCACTATTGACGAAAATGCCGACTTATTGGCATTCGATAAAACTGATGGTGATTTGCGCTCATTTGAGTTTTCAAAGACTGCGGCGCTTGGTACTGCACAATCAACATGGAAGTCTAAACGCTATGCTTTTAACTTAGATAGAAAAAGCCTTGTACGCACTTTAAGTGTATATTACGACACGGATGACGACTTTACCATTAACATATTTCTTAATGATAATGATACAGTCACTCCTGATGGCACATATAGCGTTGCAAAACGTGCTGGAGAGAATGTGAGACATATCCCACTCAAAAGATATGCCAGAAACTTTCAGGTAGAAATAGTAACCGAGGATTCTGTTAATAGCTTTGAACTGCATAAAATAAGATTGGAAGTAGAGGAATAACATGGGTTTAGCGGCTGGGTTAGCAATTGCAAGTGGAGTGAAAGCTCTTGGGTCTTTTGCGTATAACAAGTACAAGAACAACAAGCGCAAGAAGTTTGGCGACTCTTCACTTGGAAAAGAATTGAAACGCATTGGCGAAGAGGGTAAATTCAGCCAGAAAGCCAAGGGGTTAATTCAAGGAGGTGCTAATCGCGCATCTGCCAATGTTGCCCAAACAGGCAAGGCTTCATTTGCTGGTAGACTTGCATCTCGAGGACTAGAGGGCAGTGTAGCTGGACAACGTGGACTCAATGAGTTTGATATTGAACGTCAAAGAGCCGTTGCCGAGACTGGCCGTGAGGTAGAATTAGCCAACGAAGGCTCCAAGGTAGAGGCTAAGTTGTCATTTGCTGAACGTAAATTGGCAGACGAGAGAGAGCGAGAAGGCTTAGAACGTGCTAATGTGAATCAGTTGATTGGTGGCCTTGGTGAAGCGCCAAGTCTTGGAGTAAAAGCCTATTATGGAGACATGGCAACAAAGAGGCGTGTAGACGCATTTAAAAATGTTGACAATATTGGAGCATTGCAAGACGCTGTAGCTAACAATGATATTACGCAACAAGATTTTCTTACTATTATATATCTTAAACGCCTAGATGAACAGCAGGGAGTGAGGCCATAATGCCATTAACTTCAGATGATATGCTAAAGGCATACAACGAGATATTCAAAGGCGAAACTGAAACATCGAGAAGGGCAAAAGAGCTTTCTGGAAAGACTGCCCAGTTAAATTACGACAATGCGCTATATAAGTCATCTCCAGAGTATAGAGATAAGCAAGACGAAGCAGACAGACTAGATAACGAATACCGACAAAGTAGACTGGATGCAGAAAATAAGAGAATCGAACAGGCTGGCGAAAGAATTTCAATTTCAAATCGCGCCCAAAGATTAAGAGAGTCTAAAGAAAAGAGACTGGGAATATCTTCCGACAGGCTTTACCAGTTAAGGCTTCAGGACTCAGAACTTGACAGGCTGATGATACCGCTAGATTTGGCTGAGAGTAGATGGAAGAAAGCCGATGAGGGTTCACCAGAAGAGATAGCCGCACAGCAGGACATAGATGCACAGACGATTATCTTGGAAAAATATATTGCTAAAAGAGGGAGTAGCAACCCAATCAAGCCATCCCCCAAAAATACATTGGGACTATAATAGATGCCATACACCAAAGATGAGTTTCTTGGTAGATTAGTAAAGAAGTATCCAGAATATGAATCTTGGGATAAGGATGAGCTATACACAAAGGTCTTGACTAAATACCCAGAATATATCCCTCAGATAACTGACTATACCGAAACCTATTCCAACAATAGTCAAATAACGAGCGAGAATGCCCCTGTAGGCGATTCTACGCAAGAAGCCGAACCAGTAGCCGAACAGGCACAACAGGAGCTTGTAGTTCAACCAGAAGATAATTCTCCAGCACCAGCAGAATCCACAGCTACAACAATTGGTGGAATGCAATCTATGGGTGGTGATGGACAGTCTTTACCACTGCCCTCAATTGAACAGGCAAAAGTCAGAAATAGAGTTGACGAATTAGTTGAGACATCCAAGGCCAAAGAGGCCAGTATTCAGGATACGCTCAACAAGATGGAAAAGAACATTGAGAACTCCGTAACGACATCTCCAGAATGGCTTGCAAACAAGGCGACTGAGATTGGAAGGTCTGTATTATCTGCTGGCGGTACATTAATGTCAATGGCTGGCGCTGGAGTTCAGTTGTTATCCAGAAAGAAGGATTTTACTGGAGAAGAGCCAGATGCGTCCAAGGGCATGTTTCAATATGTTGGCGCATCGAATGCAGAGCTTGGCATAGAGCCACCAGTAAGCGCATTAAATGAAAAAATGTTTGAGTTCGGTGGCGCGGTTCGTGAATTTGGGAATGAGTTTGAGGAAAAATATAGAGACAATTATGAGTTAAAGAGCTTTGAGTGGACTGATTTAGGTGACTCAAGATTCTATACAACCAAAGGCGCGAAGCAATTGGCCGTTATACTGCCAATCATTGCAGCGACATACGCAACAAGGGGTAAGCTAGTATCTAAGTATGGTGCAAGTGCAATACCTGAGATAGCGGCTGGTGTAGCTGGTAGAGAGATTGAATCTGCAATGGAAGCCACAGGCACATACAATAGTTTAATACAGCAAGGCGCAAGTGAAGAAAAGGCGGCAGAAGCGGCATCTGACGTATATAAGAAGAATATGGGTCTAGCTGTGCTTGATATTGCACAGACAGCAGTTGCATTCGGAAAACTTCATAAGTTATTTAGGCCAAGTTTTGCTAAGTTTGTAAAGTCAAAATCTGCGCGTGGTGGTGCAGTCGGAGCATCAGTTCTGTCAGAAGCTCCAGAAGAGCTTATCCAGAATTATTTCGCAGACCAAGCCAGTGCAATAGCGATGGGCGAACCAGACATTGACTTCATTAAGGCAATGAAGTTCTGGGCTACACCAGAGCAAAGAGAAGTATTCGTAATGTCAATACTTATGGGCGCTGGATTTCAGGCTGGTGGTTCGGTTCTGAGTAAGCAAGAGATAGATACATTTATTGATGACATTGCGGATGACTATGGCATAACCGAGGAGGACAAGAAATCATTTCTTCCAGATGGTGATGCAAGTAAATTCGCACCAGAAGTGAATCCAGAAGATGCTGGAGTTAGCCCAAAAAGTACGCTTGAACGTAACCAGATAATACAAAAAGAGGCTATACGTCAAAAGCGTGAAAGCGTCACGGCTGATGACCTTAAAGATGTGGGCGAAACTGAACTTACGCCAAGTGAAATATCTGGAAATATAAACAATTTAAAGAATAGCGACCCAGAGGAATTTTGGTCTGTAAGCCCTGTGTCAGAGCAGGAGGCTTCCGATGGCACCATAATAACCGTTGCTGGAGGTGGTGGAGTTGTCACTAGGGATGGTGACATTATTGGTATTCACTCACTCGGAACCAACACTGGCGTTGCAAAGAGGACTCTAAAAAAAGCTATTGAGGCTGGAGGCGTAAAGCTCGATGCGTATGACATCCAGAAGGGGGGCGCACCACTACAGCGCATCTACGAGGAGGCTGGATTTAGAGTCGCTGGAAGAACACCCTTTAATGAAGAGTTTGCAGATGATGGCTGGAGCGAGGAGAAGCATGGTAGACCAGATGTGATAGCTATGGTTTACGACCCAGACGGAAAGCTGGATATAAGAGAAAAAACTTTTACAGATAAAGAACAGGGCTATAACGAGGCTCTTGCATACAGAGATTTATATACAGATAAAGATGCTAGTCCCGAAGGAAATCTCGGAGATATATCCACTCTTCCATTTGATGTTGCCGAAACCAAGGTAAAAGAGCCGTTTGTTGAGAAACTGAAGGACTCACACAAGGCTATCATAGAGATTGACGACACAATATCTAAAATAGAAGAGCGTATAGCTGAAGGTAATGACCCGTCACTATTTGAGGCATCTCAGAAGGAAATCGAAGAGCTATCTCAATTAAGAGCAGATATAGTCAATGAAATCAATGCGTTACCAAGACGCTCTAAGATTGACATTCCACTTGATGATTCTGGGCAGACCATTTATGATATTGATTTATCGCTTGAGGATGATGTAAAATCAGTACCAGTTGCAACCGAATACGCAACAGCGCCACCAAGAGAGCCTGTAGCTGGCGATACTCCAGTTAAGTTAAATATGATTAATGCGCAACTATTAAAGATTTCAAGAGAACTTGAAGAGGTTGGCGTTAAATATGCTGGCAAGGAAAACGCAAAGATTCGCAAGCAAAAAAGGGCTGAAATACAGCAACGCCTCAATGATAAGTATGTTGAATTTCTCCAAGAGCAAGACTCAAGACTCAAGATAGAAGACGAACAAGATGTAAAACCAAGCGAAATAGCAGATGCTACCCTTGAGGGGGATGCACTTGCAGAAGAGAGTCTATATACACCAGCCAATGACATCACTCAAAAGCGAAAGGTTTACAAGGAAACCCAGAGAAGAAAGATATTTGCACCTATGTCTGACAGATTTGACGATATATCTCCAGTCTTGAAAGAGTGGGCTAGAAGATATGAGTTTAATGTCCTTGATAATGTGCATCAAGATTTGGTTGCGTCTGAGCCATTCATGAGGAAGTTCAAGAAGTTAAAAAAGGACGACCATGATGCGCTAGATATTGCGCTCAAGAATGGTGACAATGAAACAGCATCAGAGATAATGTCAAGAAACAACATGACAACTGAGTACGAAGCCGTTGTAGAGATACTTGAGGGATTAAAGCAACGAGCAGTTGATTCTGGCTATCAAATAGGTGAGATAGATAACTATTTCCCACGCAGGGTTGAGGATTACAAGGGCTTGCTTGAGTATTTCGGGAAAGACCCAGAACTTGAGGGTAATTACCAGAAGCGCATAAGGGAGGCAGAAGCAGAACTTGGTCGCCCACTTGCAGAAGACGAGAAGACTGTCATTGCAAATACTGTAATGCGTGGCTTTCACGGAAAGACAAATGCCAAGAATCCAAGTGGAACAAAGAGCCGTACAATAGAGACTGTCTCCAAGGGGGCAAATGATAACTATTACGACTCTATAAATGCACTTTATATGCACATTCACGACATGAACGAGGGTACAGAGCAACGCAAGGCTCTTGGAGTTGGCGCAAAAGCTGATGGCAAGACTCCAATACCAGAAGAAGCTATTGGGAATTTCGTTTCAGAACTCATTGAAAGTGGTGAAATAAACGCATCCCAGCAAACAGAACTAGAGGGGCTTATTCGCTCTAGATTCAACGTGCGCGGAATGAGTGCTGGTACTCAGGCGATAAGAGATATTGGGCTAATAACAACCCTTAGTGATGTTACAAACTCGATTACACAGCTTGGCGATATTGCTTGGGCTATGTATCAAGGCGGAATGGTTGAGACAGTGAAAGCCCTGTCGGTTAAAAAACTAGGAAAGAACAGAAAAGACTTCATAACAAAAGAAGATGCTGGAATTGACAATGTAATTGAAGAGTTAAACGGTAAGGGTGGACTATCAAAAGCACTTGATAACGTATTGAGCGCAACTGGATTCAAGGTGATTGATTCAGTTGGAAAAGAGACTCTAATAAATGCTACCATGAACAGAATAAAAAAAGAAGTTGACAGTGGAAAATTAGCGCCAAAGACAAAAGATATACTTGACGCTATGTTTACAAATGAAAGTCAACGTGCTGAAGTCTTGCAAAAGATAAAGGATGGAACGCTTGACGAGAAGACGAGAAGGTATATGGCCTTCTTTACGATGTCTGAGTTCCAGCCAATATCTAGACTTGAAGTTCCGCAGTCATACCTTGATGCACCAAACGGAAGGCTTCTATATACCCTAAAGACTTTTACCATTAAACAGCTTGCCGTATATAGGCGAGAAGCTATTAAGAAGATTCAGAATGGTGACGTAAAAACTGGGATGAAAAACCTAATCCACCTTTCGGTTGTATTAATGCTGGCTAATGCCACAAAGGACGAGATGAAAGATGCCCTGCTTGGCAAGAGCGAGAGCATGTCAGACTTGGTATTTGAGAATATTCTAACCTTAATGGGTTTGTCTAGATACGGGGTAAGAAAGGCATCAAAAGATGGCCTTGGTAAACTCGCGGTAGACACCGTAGCACCTCCAACTAACTTTTTTGATGATATATATAAAGATTTAGTTAATATCAACAAAGGCAAAGCGGAAGAGTTTGAAGACTTTAATGCAGTAAAATATATTCCAGCAGTCGGTGACTTCCTTTATTACAGATATGGAAAAGGAAGAAAGATGGAAGCCAAGTATGCGGATGAGCCACCAACTATTGACAAGATGCTAGAGGATATGGGCTTTAAGGAAAGTGATGGTTCCGAAACTGGGAAAACCAACAAGTCCCAAAAAACAGGCAAGATTAAGAAGCGGTAGATAATGCACATACTTGCACTATAAAGAGTAATTGTTATATTAAACCGCCAACATTGGCAAGACACGATTAGATTAGAAAGGTAAACCCATGCAAAACTTAACTGGCGTAACTGGATTTTTAAGAAACTGGCTCTTTGGAATGAGGGGCTTTGATGAATTAGCTTCTGGAGCAACACACACACGCGGAGACTCTGATACGGGTGGATGGTATGTCATCTATAGTAATGAAGATGCCGTATATTCAGCAAAGACTGTATCTGGAGATGACTTATCTAGTGGAGACTGGATTCAAGGGACAGCACTTTATGGTGACTTCTATGAGATTACAGTCACATCTGGCAGTGTAATGGCATATCGCATTAACAACAAACAAACTACCGTGAGCGTGTAATATGGCTATTGGATTAGGCGGGTTCGGAAACCCAAGTAGCGGTAATTTTTCAAGAGATGTTGACGGTAATGGCAATTATCTTCTAAACGACCAAACCACAACGAATATGATGTCAAAGGGTACGGTGTACCGATTTGATGGGGTGGATGATAAAATAGTTATCCCAGATAGTGCTGATTTGAGCTTTGGTGATGGCACAAGTGATTCACCATTCACCTTTTCGGCCGACCTCTATATTGAGGATGCGACTAACTTTATTATTATTGCTAAAGGAGTTGGTGGTGGCGCTGACAGAGAGTATAAATTCAATATAAACGCAAGTGATAGACTTGCAATGTTGCTTGAGGATGAGAGTGGCAACTGGGCGCCAGAACGCATACAAAATGGTACAATGACAGCCTATGAGGGCAAGTGGGTAAATGTCGCCGTTACCTATGATGGAGGTGGTGGTGCAACTGCCGCAAGCGGAATTGCTTTCTATATAAATGGTATTCCTGAAGCATCTACCGCAACAGAAAACGCCTCCTATGTAGCAATGGAGAATCTCGGTGGAGCCTTGTCTATCGGGTGGGATAACGCATCTACTTATGCAGGTGGCTCTTTTGCTAATGTCCAACTAGATAACTTTGCAAGAACCGCCGCAGAGGTAAAAGACCTCATCTCAGGTAATATCCCGTTTAAATGGCAGTACGGTAGTCAGACTGATTTGGTATCTAATGGTGGATTCCCCTCGGACACCGCTGGGTGGGCTGGTTCAGATGCCACTATTGCGAGTGTTGCAGGAGGTGAGGCTGGGAACTGCTTAGAGGTAACAAGAACAGGGGGAACTTCACAATTTGCTATTAATTCGCTGACTCCAACTGTGGCGGGTAAAAGGTATAGACTAACTGGATGGCTAAAGAGTGGTACATCTGGTGATGAACTTGCACGAATCTATATAACTGCTTCTGGTGGAGACCCACACTATGCGGCTTATGACGTAACCTCTACAAGCACATGGACTAAATATACTGTTGATTTTACCCAAGACATTACAGACACAACCACAAGTCTTTTAATGATAAAAAACTCATCGACAGCAGGAACTATGCTCTTTGATTCGATTTCGCTAATCGAACTCGGCGCAGTAGCCCTATACACCCAAGACTCGATTAGCGAAACAGCGTGGTACGATAAAGCCAACGGAAACGATGGCGCGGTGACAGGGGCGAGTGTGTTGAATCCTCATGGACACGCAGTAGACTCAGCAGGAGCAATTCCTGGGATTTTATTCCCCGTTACTCAGGTTGCGTCAAGTGATGCCAATATGCTTGATGATTATGAGGAAGGTACTTTTACACCAACGGCATATTACCAGAATGGGACAGACCAAGCGAATGTATCTTATACAACACAAACTGGATGGTACACGAAAATAGGCAATTTAGTAACAGCAACTATCTACTTGAACTATTCAATTTCCTCAACACCCCCAGCTAATGATAATTGTGGTATAGGGGGTCTACCATTTCCAGCTAGGAACTCTACCAACTATAAGGCGGTTGGAGCTTGTACTGTTACCAATAGTGCGAGTGTCCCAGGCACGGGATATGTTTTACAGACCCAGTCAAACTCTCAGATTTTTCTGCTAAAAGATGGTGAGGACGCACCAAATCTTGGTAATGAGGTTGGTACTGGAGCTCATGTATTGACCACAACAATAAGCTATCAGGTGTAATTATGAGAATACGATTTAAAGACTCAAAAGAAGAATATCAAATAGGTGGAATAGGCAAAAGCACATACGGTAATGGTGTTGTTAGACATACTGTTGTAGGTGGGCGAATTATAGCACATCACGGCATACTCTCAGAAGGTGTCGAGGACATAACAGAATACCGAACAGAGATAGACGAGGACGGAAACGAAATCCAAGTCGAGGTGATTCCAGAGGTGATAGATGAATCCCCTGATGCGCCTGATGATGAATGGCTTATTATCGACATAAAGGAATGGTTGTTTGAACATGAGATACCATTCAAGGCGTCCATGACTAAGGCACAATTACTGGATTTGGTGCCATAAGAAATGCCCCAAGAAGTCATAGCACGTGCCGTCCAGCATACAGACCCAATCCTTATTGCGAAGGGTCGCATAGAGGGGTTAAGCTATCTGAATAAGTTTGGTCAGACTGGAGCAAATGTTGATGCGGCAGATGGTCTTGTTGACGTGTGGGAGGGTGTCGATAACGCAAACGTAGACAAAAACTACACGTATTCAACGACTGCTGATATTGACTCGCTATCTTCATCTAACAATGGTGACACTCAAGACATACTGATATATGGGCAAGGTATTGATAATGTTGAGGTTAAGCAGACAATAACGCTAACTGGACAGGCGAGAGTCGCACTAGATATCCCACTGTATAGAGTCTACCGTATGATAAATATGGGTGCTACCGACATATCTGGAGAGGTGTATTGCTATGTTAATGGAGCAATATCTGGTGGAATACCAACGACACCATCAACCATTCGCGCAATAATTACCGATGGCTACAACCAGACGTTAATGTGCATATATACCGTCCCAGCGAACAAAACTCTTTATCTCGAAAAGGGCGAGGCTGGGCTGGTCGGCAAGCTGTCTGGGTATATGTCTGGGACTTTTGAAGTTCGAGCGCCTGATGGCGTTTTCCAAACAAAACGCACATTCGGATTGTCATCCTCTGGGACGTCATATGTAAATGTTCTATTCCCAATTCCGTTGTTAATACCGCCCAAAACAGATATTCGCGTCAGGGTTGACTCAAGCGCAAACGACATGAGTGCTATAGCGTCATTCATGGGAACACTGGAGGAGTGCTAGTGATGTTACTGCATTATAGATTGCTATCTTGGGAGAAAAAGCAGAAAAACAAGATTAAAAGATGGTTCCGTATTCAATATTACGGAATTGTAGATGTCGGACAAACCATACCCGTACATAACTATTTTGGGTTTAAAATGAGATGGCAACCATTGTCAGTCCACCACTTCTGGTGGGGATGGCTTTTAATGGCTCCAGCAAGCCACTGGACGCGTTCCGATGACTTATTGGTGTATTGTGTCGCATACGCTGTTTTCTGCCTTGGTGGGTACATTACGCTGGATGACGTTTACCAGCACCACAGAAACGTTAAACACCCTGAATATCATTCACCCATACATAATTTTTATGGTAAATATATTTATAATGGAACTGGCTGGATGGCAAAAGCTATCCGCAAACTAAACGACTGGGCAGATGGAAGGTAGAGTACATTACGTGAAAGAATTATTTGGCAAGTCCACATTCGGGCTTGCGAGTCTTGGTGGTGGTGTCGCACCATCTTTATTTGGAATAGCATCACATGAATTGCAGTGGTGGGCATTATTATTTGGTGTCATTATTGGTGGCGTAACTGCGTCATTTAAAGTACACGAATTTTACGTGAGATTCATAAAGCGCAAATGAGTATTGTTTTCAATACGCGTTTCATAGTCCTGTTTACAATAATCTTGGGTACGGCGCTATCGGTTTATCTGGAGAGTGCCATTCCATTCACAGGGGTTGCGAATGGCGCATTGTTAGCCTTGATTAATCATAAACATCAAGAAACAAAGCAGTTAGCGAAATGAAGATTCTAAAAGATTTTCTCTGGGCGCTATTCTTTGTAATTGTATTACTTCTGGCTCTTGGTATTTTCTATAAGCCTACACCTCCGGTTCAGATTATTGACAGGGAGATTATAAAGAGAGATACAATAGTCGTGGTTGACTATATAGAGGCCGACCCGATATACATTAAAGAGCAGATATTTGTCCGAGACACAATTTACATCAGTACAGACGGAGATAGCACAGCTACGGGAGTCGCTAGTCTCGATACAGCCTTTGTTGATGGCGCAGAACTATCAGTCCTTTATTACATTAAGCCACGAATATATGAGATTGAGTACACGTCTGCACCAGTTGAAGCACAAACTATTAATGTCACAAACACCGAGTACGTCTATATAGATTCATCTGCACGCCCGTTCTGGGACAGGTTCAAATACGGATTCGCCACTGGCGTTCCGGTTATCGCAACCATTATATACCTTGTAAAACCGAATAAATAACAAAAGCCCCGCCGGAGGTAGCAGGGCTTAAGTCAAGGAGAACGCTTTAATATAAGCGAACTCTTGGATTATGCTATTATATTACAATTGAATGCACCACTGTTTGTGGTTTTAATTTGCTTGCTGATTTTACATTGTACTCAGCCAGCTTCGTGTCTATTTCGTAACACTCGTCACCAGTAAATTGTAAGTCAACCTTCATGCCATTGATATTGCCAATGCCATCAACAACATATATGTTCTGACTGGCCTTTGACAGCAGATTTAGCCCGTGTTCAGAGTAAGCATTAGAACCAACGAGACTACTTGAACGGGAATAGATGTCGCCAATGGATGCCTCGTGGACATGCCCAAAGATAACATAGTCTATTCTTATTCCGCGTCCGGCATACTTGCCAATAATCTTCGTTACAATGTCACTCAGATTGGACTTTGCGCCTATTGAATGGCCGTGAAGCAACAGTAAGTTAGAACCGGCCACATTGACAACTTGTTCCATTGCATCTCCATGCAGAAATTCAACCTTGGTGCCTTCAAACAGCAACGCCAGCATATTGTGTATGGTAAAGTCATAGTTGTGGGTGGCGACTACCTCATCCCAGCCACTCTCTTTGTCTACGCGCCCCTCGTTCCCGGTTACAGATGCCACAGTTACGTTAAATCTGGTTGCTATTTCTGAAATAAACTGTTGGAGTAAATCAACAGCCAAGAATGTAGCCTTTGAGCGATTGGTTGCATTTGACAGTAATTCATCCATGCGTCTATCGCTATTCATTAAGTCGCCAGTACACGCTATTAAGACGTTAGAGATGCCACGATACCCAAAATACGCAGAAGCCTCTCCAGCAAGCCGTTTGAGGCGTTTTGAGGCCACTTCAAATGAATACTTGTTGTGTGGCAAGTCAACCAACTCGTTAAAGTGCAAATCAGACAATTGAATTACACCAGCACCGACTCCGGCATCATGTTCAACCATTAGTGCGCTATTGTGAATCCGGTTGTCTTCCAGCACATTAATCAACTCTTGCGTATATTCTGAATAAGCGTTTTCTATTCTGGCGTACTCTCTGAATGCCTTTCGCTCTATTCGGTTTGTGTCCATGTACTTCTGTGTTCTCTTGCGATACCTTACATTCTCAGCAACTACCTCAAAGTCTGCCTCGTCAGGAATTATACCACGTTCTGTTGCAAGTTGCATGTATCGAACCAGTGACTTTTCAGAAATGTCGAACTTTGTCATAGTGTCCAAGAATCCATATCTCTCAACAGCATTTACATATTTCAGTAATCCATTATCAGAAATCAAAATGTTCTCCTATTTTGGTTATCTACTTTTACCAGTAAACAGTATTCCTTTTTCAACTCCACGTATGCCAAGATGTACGTGTGCGTCACATATCTCAATGACATCAAAGCCAAGGCTAATGCCATGCTGAACCAGCGCATAACGCCTCTCGTAGCTAAACTCGTCTACCTTGATGTCTATGGCGCCTCTTTCGTCCGTGTCTTTGCGCATTGCCCGAACAATATGGTCGGACTGTTTAGCCCCACCAATGTTTGAGTTGTGTGTTGCGCACCTTGCACAACTACCCACGCGGAATGGGAAACCACACATCACCCTCAGAGTCTCCACTTTATCCATGAAAGCAATTGACGGCATTCCACCGCAACCACACCGACACTCGATTTCATCGCGGGTAAAGTGTTTAGTTATTTGATTGCTCATTGTATACATCCTCATCGTGTTCTTCGGTTAAATGGAAGCCATTTTGTAGCCACACCAAGTAACAATAAGTAGCTATCTTGAGCAAGTCTTTTTCACGCCCAAGGTTTTGGAAGCGATATAGGTATTTATTCATGGTTCCAAGCACCCACTCCTGCCCGTATGCCTCAACCAACATGTCAGTGGCTTCTCTATTATCTCCTTCAGATGCATACTTGGTTGCGCCGTATTCAAGCTGTCGCTTAATTGCGCCAAAGAAGTCATCGAAGTGCTTGAGCTTATTATCTATATTGGTTTGGTAATACTTACCTATTTTAACATCTGCCACGCTACCTCCGTTCTGGGCAAGTCTTAATATTTTCAAGACTCCCGTTATACAATGTGCAATTCAGTATTATCCGTCTATCTGCCCAATATCGGCATGACTTGGTTTCACATGCGTTGCCTTTTATCTTGTCAATACCTTCACAGAATAGTCTTTGGTCAACCCTGAAGTTACCACCAGCAGAATGTCTGTCCTTGCCAGATTCGGGTGGATTCTGTTCGTGACGGACTTTATCCCAGTCCAAGTCTCTTGATTTCTGGCTACGTTTTGGCATTAGTCACCTCCATTTCACGCCTTTTCTTAAATGACTCCCATAGCTCAATAAGTATCTCGGCCTGAAAGAAGTTAATACCGTCTACCTGCGGAGTCATTTTCATTAACTCCCAAAATTCTCTATCCATTACAACTCCCTATATATTCGTGTGAGTAACACAATCTACTCAGGTGTTTTTTATAATATTCTGATGAAAAGCCTCCAAATGCCTGCTTCCCGTCACCAAGCCTTTCTGCGACTGCCTTGTATGACGTTCTTGACACTAGATTTGTTGATGTTGCCCTCCACCTACCATCTTTCTGTCTACTTTCGCCAAGTTTGGGATGGGCAGTTTTAGAGAAGTATCTACATCCCTCATCAATAAAGAACTGTGCGACTGTATTGCTTAACGCCTTACCAACTCCAAGCCCTTGAAATTCTGGAAGTATAACCACTCTTGATTCCCTCCACGCATTCTTCAAGTCTCTACTTGGGAATACTAATGATGCCACAAAGCCGACCTTTACATTTCCCCACCACGCTATCCAACACCGACTACTTTTATTGATATTGGCGCTTAGATAATGATGCTTTGAGAACGCCTTCCACTCGGAATAGTGGCATGGGGTGACATCAATTTCGATTCGCGGGAATTGCCGAAGGAACCCCCTTGGTATGAACTCACCCTTGCTTGCATCAAACACCCAGTCTGGGTCAAGCCAGTCTATCACATCATAATGACATGTTGACAAAACAACTCCTGTTATTCCAGCCTTGCGAACATAAATACTTAGTGATTTTGATATTGACTTTGCCGTTGCTCTGTCTACTGTGCTTGTAAACTCGTCAATAACCGCATCGTCACCAATCGCCATCGCTATGTCAGCCCTGTGTTGTTCTCCTGTACTCAAGAGGCGATGCGGTAAACACCACGCTGGGACAGAACTTAACCCACAATGATTTAGTTTATCAACTCCAATCTTCTCAGTTTCAAATTCAGATAATATTGGTAACGTCATGCTCCAGTCGCGCTTTGGAGTTACATTGTAATTACGCCTAAGTATAGTTGTCTTCCCACTACCACTATTACCAACGATAAGACCGATGCCCCAACTACCATCCTGCTTTACGGTATTAAAATTAGGCGCATCAAAGGATTGGTCTGATGTAGGTATATAATCAAATGGCGCACAAGCCTCAATTAATCCTTTTGTTATTGTTATCACTTTACCTCTCCCTCTACCATCCAGCAGAACTCATTAGACTTCCGTCTGCCGTTACCTCATTAAAAATTCCAATCTTAGTTTTCGGTAGTGACTTAATATACTTCCTCGCCTCCATTGGTGTATCAAAGTCTTTGCGTATGACACCCTTAATTCCCTGACCTTTTGTAAACACTTCAACCGCATAACCGACTACCGTACAATCAATAACTTTCTTAGACCAGTCCATTTGAACCTCCTGTTAAATTAAACCGCATTGTCAAATTAATCAGATGTAATGTACAAAACTTTTCACCAAAAGTCAAGAACTTTCGTAAACTGTTAATTTTTATTGACTTATAATCTCTTAAAAATTGCAAAAAACTGGCTCAAAGTTACCAATACCATTTCGGTACGGTTTCCATCACCGCCCATGACGCGTCTTGTCTCTATTGACTTCAGAAATGTCTTTAATTCTTGTGTTCGTACATACCAAAATGCCGATACGCCATCCAAGACATAGACATATATATCCGAATCAGTAGTAGACAGCCCCGTTGGTTTTCCATCTCTGCGTATCTCAATAGCAATGTTACCAGTCTCTTGCCACTTTCTGTCGGTCTTGACCTCTACCATCACTTCGTATCTTAAGTCTCCAGATGCGTCATTTATGGACGTAGAATTGATACCCTCTAGCTCAAGATGGTGCTTTAATAGAAACTCACTGGCATTTCCAAATTCAAGGTCTTCCTTAAATGCGTTCATGCCTTACCTGTAAAACAAGTAAAATTATAATTACAAATTGAACCATTATTATTATATCCATACATTCTCCATGTGGGGCGATAACCGATACCGCCCCATTTATTTACTAGGCCAGTATTAAAATGGTAATTCACTTCCAACGTCACCGCCTGATGGTGGTGCGCCTTGTGGTTCTGAGCCACCGTCTTGATTGCTTGGCTTGAAAGTGTCCAAGGTTATTGACAAGTCACCATTATCGTTACTTAGAATCTGACACGGTAACTGCTTGGCGCCCTTGTAATCGCGCATGTACTGTTCGTTGGCCTTGGCGAATACAATTAAGTCATTCACCGTAATTAATAGTGTACCCTTTACGAAATCTGGCGCATTCGCGTGTGGCTTGAATACCCGCATTCCGTCTACATAAACTGTTTTTGCCATTTACTTTTTCTCCTATTTTGGTTAATTACTATCTGTTGGTTCCGTTATTTTAATCGAGGTGTAGCCCTCGCCAACCTCTGACCAGCACTTTCTTGCGACTACCTCATCAATGTATGAGTCGTCCTTCCAGAAGACACCATTGAGCGCGTCAAATACGAACTTCTGCAAGTTGTCAATATCTGGCTTCTTGGTGTGAAACTTCGGTGCTGACGGCTTCAGCTTGTTAGCGTTACGCCCACTGCCATAATGCGCTTTCGGACGCTTAAAGGCAAAGACAATCTCTACCGATGTCGGACTTTCAAATGGCTCAAGTGGCGATACCTCATCAGTCTCAGTCAAGAAGTCTTTCTTGTCTTGCTTCGATTTGTCATACACCGTTACAAAACTGCTCCGCTTAACAAACCTTGGACGCGCCTGTGGTTTGGGGTTGCCATTTATTGTGATGCTAATCATTTGTTCTCCTTTTTTAGTTACACCACCACTTATAACCGTAATATATACATGTGGCAGTTATTTCACTGCAAGGAACAAGAGGTTACAACCGTAATTGAGAATGAAACCTTGACTAGACTCAACTTCTAAAACTCGCCCAAGTGACTGTGCCCTGTCGGGGCTATTACTTTGCGGTATGATTTGGGTGGTGGAAACCATACCTTGCCACTTTCTTGCCCCACCTTGGTCAAATGCGATATGTGTTCGCATCACCTTCCGCACTCTCTTTGCTCTGGACGCGTTGACAGATGCCAGCCACCCCCTGCCGAAACAGGGGTTGTGAGATTACGTGCCAAGACGAAACGTGGCTGTGCTTTTATTGTAGTCGTTATGTCAGTATATAATACACGTATCTCACGCCTATAATATACAAACGACCAGTATCTTTGCAACACTTTATTAGCCCTTAAGGTGTTTAGATTCAGCAAACGCTTTGAATTTATCCATATCCGACCCTCTTAGAAACTCAAGAATGGCAACACGGAACTCAGTATTCTCTTTCTCTAGCTTAGTGTACCCTTGTGCGAGTGCGACATTTGCTCCAATTAAAAACCGTGGGTCTAAATTAACAGTCTGCACTATTCGCACCTGTTATCAAGCGCGTCTATACGACTGGCTGGTTTGTCAAATCTACATCCGAAGAATCCAGTCGAACCGCCCCTTGCTCCAGCGACAATAATCTTAACCATATCGTCAGATTCATTATCTTTATGCAGAAATACAATCACGTTGGCATCTTGCTCGATACTGCCTGAGTCACGCAAGTCAGAAAACCTTGGCTCTCTGTTTCCGTCACGCTCAGATAGCCTACTCAATTGGCTTAACAATATAATCGGTGTCTTATATCTACGATTAAACTGCTTAATGGCTCTGGTTATCTCGCTGATTTCATTATTGCGATTGACGGACTGATTGCCAGTCATTAGTTGTAAGTAATCAATTATGATAACTTTGACATTGTGTTTTCTGATTAGCTGTCTGCACTTATTAAGAATAGCCCTGTAGTCAGAACTTGTGTTGTCTACTATATGTAGTGGTAGCTTGTCTATTTTCCGCTTTGCTTCTACTGCATGTAGCAACTTCTCTTTATCCAGAAAGTTCAATCCCTTAACATTACTGTCTATGCCAGCCAGCTTGGTGATTAATTCATCAGAACCCATCTCAAGCGATATAATTGCTGTCTCGATACCACGTCTAGCCATGTCATATGCTTCGTTAAGCCCGTATGTAGTCTTACCAACCTTGGGTCTTGCGCCGACGACGACAAGATGGTTGTGTTTAAACCCACCAGTCATGGCATTGTAAGCTCCAAACTTGGATTGTATGCCCGTTGTGCCTCCGTTATCAAGTGCTTCTGTCAACTCTTTTGTCCATCTGTCTGTTTGCTCCGACAAAGAATCTTCATCAGCACCACCAATATCGTTCAGCGAGTCTAATTCGTCTTGCATTAACGACAACATATCCCCAGAATCGGATGCGTCTGCCATTATTTTCCGAAACGTGTCCTCCATTCGCCGCTTCCGAAACGCATTTGTTATAATGTTTACGTCAGTTCTGACAAAATCAGTGGTTAATATAAATCTATCCACCATATCAACCAGTGCAGATGGCTTAATCCAGCCCAGTTTCTCACATAATGGTATGTAATCCACTTGCTCTCCAGCGTCTACCATCTCCATGAGTGTCTTATACATGGTTCCGTACTTGGTTACCGAGAACATTTCTGGTGATAGATGCCCGATACGTGATGTTGCAGACTCCGCATCAAACAATATGGCAGAAATCAGCCTTTCTTCGGACTCTTTTACTGGTGTGTTATTCACTGGATACCTCGCCAGTTGCACACAATTCAACATCTTCTCGGCAAATAAGGTTGATAGAGCGCATCGCATTCTCCCTCTTCGCCTTAATCAATTTTTTAATAGTGCTGTATTGCAACGTAGATATTTCCAACTCAGTCAAAATAATTCCATCAGAATACATCCATCCAAATTCTGGGTATTTTATATAAATATCTTTAACTCTTATTGGCAACTTATTACTTTTTCGCCAAGGCTTTTCAGTTATTACGGGCGTGTTATTCATTTCTTCGCTTCCATTCTTCTGAGCCGAACTCTACTGAGCCGTTACTTCCAGCAAGCACTTCTTTGCCACGATTTGACAGCCACTTATTGATTGTCAAATAAGCACTCTTGTATTTCTTCAGATTTGCATAGTTCTGCATATCCTTGATTATTACATCAATTGCTTCGGGTTTGTATTTCTTGCATAATTTCTCATATTCGGGAATCGTCAACGTCAAGTGTTGTATCTTGGCGTATGTCTTTTCTACCACTGGTGCTTCGCACTTGCCTTGATTGGCCAACGCTATACCGACATAAGTATTTGAAAATAATAGAATTATGTCGTCTATTGTCAGTGGACTCATGTGTTCCAGCAACCCGAATGAGTCGTCTGATATTGTGACTCTTCTAGTCATCTTCTTTATATTCCTCCGATTGTATGTCATAACCCAGACATCTCGTATCAAACTTCACCGATGCTTGGCGTTTAAATGCCTTCATTAGCGACTTGACGGAGTGGTTTACCTCTGGGTCTGATTCCTGTCTGTCCATGATTGCGATTATTCTATCGAGTCGGCGGTATAATTGTGAGCAATACTCCAACAACTCGTTCTGATTCATCTCCTTCATCTCATCGGTGATATGTCCGTGAGCGTATATTCTGAAAAAGAATCTCTCTTCGATTACGTCATTCATTAGAAGGGAACTACAGTACCATCTTCGATACCAGCCTTTAGTTTCGTCATTGCATCTATCGTGGCATTACTCAATGAATTAGTCTTCAGCTTTACAAGCAACTGGCTAACGGTGTTATCTTCGTCATCAGATTCCCATTTAGACATACTTGTTTCAATTAAGTCGTCAATTAACTTCTCTTTTGGCGTTTTCTTTGAGTGCTTGGCCTTGTCTACCATGCCCTGTAATTTAATGATAAATGAGGTGGCCTGAGTTTCGGTTGTGTTTTTGTTATTAGCAAAGTCATTGGCTTTCTTCTTGTGTTCCTCAGTCAGCCCAGCCTTGGATGCTAAGTCGTTGATTTTAATTGTCTGGTCTGGGGTTATTTTATTGGCTGGCTTATTTGGTGGCGCTGGTTTATCGCCCTTGCCGTGAGTATTGGTTGCGTCTGCATCGGCTGTGTCGTCAATTGCGAACATGCCATTGAGTCCGTATTTACGAGAATAGCTTGAAGTGCTACCTGTAATCTGGCTATCATCCATACCCTTCTTTGTTAGTGACTCCCTAGCAAAAGCACTTACCGAAACCTCTTCACCAGACTTATTCTTCAGCAGTATGGTTGACTTAACATACACCCTGTCTAATATCGCCACCATGTCATCCGTGATTGTTAATGTGCATTCATTCTTTGACAGTAATGGCTTCAGCGCAGAAAGTATATCCTCACTACTGCGATACCGATAACCACCGAACTTATTCGTCTGTCCCTTTGGTACATTTAGCTCCGCCTGTATCAACATCAATTCTTTCATCTTGTTCTCCTTTTACTATGATAGTTTAATAATGGATTATCAAAAGTCAATAGTTATTGTTTATTAACTCGCAATATTCTAGTGCCTTTTGCATTCGCTTTTAATGTAGCCAGTACAACTTGATGGTCAACCAATACTTCGCAATCAGTCATACTTTTCTTCAAGTTGAATTTTGCATCGTCCATATCCAGTGTTGCGATACCTTTACGTTGCTGGGCATCCAGATATTTCTCAATATTGATAATATCCAGCATGTCGGCTTCGATTTCTTTGCCCTTTTCTTCAGTTGGGAACAGTTTAGCCAAGTCTTCGTCACTCATTGGTTCTGGTTCCACGCCCTTTAAGACGTTTTGCTTCCAGAATTTGATTGCTTCGGCCTCTATTTCGGCAATCAGCTTGTCATCACGCTCGTAATAGTAATCTGCGTAATCATATCCGTCAATTAAGATGGCTACATATCCATAATCATATCCCATTACGTTTAGGTAGTGCTGAAGTTGGCAATAATACTGGTATGGAATGGATTCTTCCCACGTTTTTGCGTAAAATGAAGACGTTGTTTTAATTTCTAACACTCCCAGCTTGCCATCTTCGTCTTGCAACAGTCTATCGGTGTTGGCATATAAGAAGTTATGCTTGTGATGCACTCTCATTCGCGTGTCCTTGCGTACTTTCATCTCTGGATGGTTGTCTTCAAACAAATCAGCAACCGCACCCTCCAAGAAACGCCCAGCTTTCATGCGTGGGTTGTCTGGAATTGGCTCAGACATGCCCATTTTGTCATAATACACATCCAGTGGGGTACTCCAAGGCGACTGTTTCATTATAGAGGCGATGTCACTGCCACCTAAACCTTGTTTGCGAATCTCCAGCCAGTTCTCACGGCTTAATCCAGCTAGTTTTGTGTCTTTCATGAGTCTACCTACTCCCTTTGGTCGTCCGTTTCGTTACACTCTACCTCTATCATAGATGAGTCGATGCGTTGGACTCTGCCATAATGGTATTTATAGGGTTTTAATACTTCGTCTACCTCGTCATCATCAAGTGAGCAGTTGTATAAGTCGAGTCCCGTTGCGCCCCTTGCCACGATAGTAACCTCCTGCCCATTAATAACGCCAACCCATGCAGTGCCAGTTTCTTTCATGTAGAAACTCTTACCTTCAAACACTTCAGGCTTTTTCTCTTTAGGCTTGATGCGCCAATTGTCCAAAGGATTACCAAAGGTTGGGCAATTATCTCCCAGCCAATCATCCCAATCGCCGTAGCCATCGACCTGCATTTGCAGTTGCTCACCATTCTTATGTGCTTCCTTTAGGTGGGCGTATGGGTCAGACTTGGAAGCACTCAGCGCGTCCAGTTTCTTAATGGCATCGCCTAACATCATTGATACCTCTAGCAATTTATCACTCATCTTCTACCTCTATCATTGTGCTGTCTAGGCGATAAAAATCATCTACCCATAAGTAATCTTGCTCAACAAATCTATCCGTCAATTTCCAAGACTTTGTTACCTTGTCTTGATACGCCCACAAATACAGCTTCTTTTTCTCTTTGGGCTTGATGCGGTAGCAGTGAGCAGGGTTATCCCACGCAAAGAAAGACATGGTTGTCCAGTCATCTTCTTTTGGGTTCTCTATATTAGAGAGGTGCGCCTGTATCACTTCCCCTCGCTCTTGTGCCTCTTTTAACTCTTTATAGGGGTCTTTGTATGCACTAAGGCTGTTCAACTTCTCTATGACATCGCCTAGCATCATTGATACCTCTAATAGTTTATCAGTCATTTCTTGTTCTCCATTTCTGCCTTCTTTCGGCATTCTCTACAAGCCCATACATAGCCATTATTAGTTTTCCATACAAATTCAGCTTCCGTGTTATATGTCAGCTTGCATTTGCAAACAATACAGTGTGAATTTCTCTTAGCCAATGCGTTTCCTTTCCTTCTCTACCAACTTAATGTTGGTATCGTAAAATACAACCTTGTTTTTCTTGTCCAGTATGACGTTCTCTTGGAATGTCTTGATTGTATGTCGCTGGCACGTTCTGTCCCAGCTATTGTTGCTGTAGCCAACTCTGCCACAGTGGGCGCATATCATTATTGGATTCATCTGAGAGTCAGCTTCGGTAGCTTTTTATTGACACCGTTTATCTGCTCTTGCCTCCATAGCTCAAGAACTGTGTCGTAATTCTCATGTTCGTATCTACGCATCAGCTTGAATACTAATGTACGCAATGATACTTGCCCCTTGCGTCCACGTTTAGTGGTGTGGTATAATATCCGATAGCAGTTGTTCCAAGTTTTTAAATCTTCCATCGTTAGGCTAAATCGGCGTGCCGTGACATACGGAAGTCCCGTCTCTGGGTTCATAATCTATTTCTCCTTTAGTCTTAATGTATACTGTCCTCCGACTGGCAGTTTTGCACCCTTAAGACACTATTTTATTCTGACAACCTTTCTTCGGCCTCCAGCTTCAACAACTCGTAACTCACCAGTAAGTTATTAATTGCTTCGGCATGTTCAACCATTCGCCAATCAAGCAACCATGCAATTGCCTTGATTACCAATTTATGTTGTTTCTCATTCATATTCATTCTCATCGCATTACCTCCATATCCAAAACAGTCTATCTTCAAAATCCAGATACAGCCATATAATTAGACTACGCATTAAACATACCGCGTACTTTTGAAAGTACACTTGCTACATTTAATGTCACATTGTGCAGGCCAAGACATTTTTAAGGTACTTGCATTTATGTCCATCAACTCAGCACCACAATTAGGACAGGCAATGCCGTTTGGCGTACCATCTTCAAATGCTTTCAGTCTTTCCATCACCCTCTTATCGCTTTCTTCAAGTGAAATTAATGCCATCTTTCTTTCTCCTTGTTTCACGTATTAGTTATTGGGGGTTATCCTGCGTTGTCGGTGTAATGAGGTCTGGGTGCAACTCTATCTCGACTGTCAACAATATGACCTCCTGCACATACACCCCATTATCAAAATGCTCAATGTCTTTGCCAAGCACGGCATCTCTCACAACGCCCTTTAGCTCCGTACCATCAATCACCACTTCTTGTCCTAAATGAAACTTTTTCATTCTACTTCTCCGATTCTATGGGGTTAGTGTTCTCATGGCGAATATCTTTCATGTGTCCTGCATTGTCCCAATAGTATTCACAATTCCCATCCTCATGAGGTGCTTTAGTAAACCATGATTGCCAATGTTCCGATTGTGGTGCGGTAAACCTGTGACATTCATCTCTTTCAAGTGGGCATCCATGTCCATTACACATTGATATATCAGCCATTTTTATCTTCCTCCTTATCG